CCACACTCAAAAGAAGTTGAACCATTTTCTTTGGTTGCATTTACTGTTAATGCTGTTAATTGATTCTTAAATTCATAATTATACCAAGTTGCTGTTGATGTTCCATCAGTAAGACTAGTAATTGAGTGAACACCTGCTCCATTAGCATAAGCAATAACATCTGAAGCAGTCCAACTTCTTAATAATATTCGTTTGATACCTCCACTTGCTTGTAAGTCAGTACAACCAATTGTAATCCCTCCATCTATTGCCATTTTATTTTATGTTTTAAATTGATTAAAAGTAATTAAGAGGAGAAGATTTTTACACCCTCTCCTCTATTATTACATTATTATTGTTATACTAAAAGTCCCCATTGAACAAGAGAAGAATACAAGTACTGTACACCTAATTTAAAGTAACCTCTGAAGAACATTTTTTCCTCCAAATCATCATAAAATACTTTGAAACTTCCTTCTGGGTCAGTTACATCAGAACCAATTATTAAGTTTTCAATCGCAGTATAACACATTCCTTGATTATTGTCAGCTCCTGCTGCACTTTGGAATAAATCTGGATTAGTATCAGCTAAGATAGTGTCCCACTCATACATTGCTACTAATTCAACACCTCTAAAAGAAACTCTAGGTGAAGCATCTACTCTATTAACTAATGCTAAGTCAGAACCAGTACCTTCAAGACTTTGTAAGTAAGCGTTATATACTTTAGGAGTTACAAACATTTTCTTATCTGCTGGTGCTACTTGCTGTAATGCTGCAGGCGCTCCATCATAAATTGCTGTAATCATAGTTAATGCTTCTGCTGCTGTTGGATTTGCTGTTGCTGCTGCTGCACTTTCTATTACAGTTTCTGCTTTCATTAATTCCATCCAACCATTAAATACTGCATATCCTGCTACTGCTCCTGCTACATCACCACCCCAAGCTAATCTTACTACATCTGAAGCGATACCTTTTACTGCTCTGTTTACGATTGCATCAGCTAACTGAGTACCTTCAATATTCATTACATCTGCTCCACTTCTATAAGACTCTTCAATGAAAGTTCCGAAAAACTCATCAGTACATTGCTCTAAAGCAACTCTACATCTACCTGCAGTAATTACTTTATCAGAAATATCAAATTGATTAGTACCACTTGCAGTTGAACAAGTTGAATAAACCTCTACGATTTTAGTTAAAGCTGCTGCTGTATATACATTCATTACATGCTTAACATTAGGTATTACCCTGTAGTTACGCATTATATCATCACTTCTAAATACTGGTTCGTAGAAGATTTCGTTTAGTTGCGCACCACCATAAGTTGCTGTGATTGCGTCATTTGCTACTGGACTATTTGCCATTTTATTCTATTTTTTTAGTTATTAAATTTATTTCTAATTCTTGATGCCATTGCATCGTAAAATGCTGAATTAGCATCTACTTTTTTGTTTTCAACTATTGCAGGGTCGCCTGAAGTCTCTAATTCTGTACCTTTAGCATCTGCTTTGTTGATTTTTGCGTTCAAACCTTCAACCTCTACTGTTAAAGTTTCATTGTTTCCTTTTGCAGAAACCAATTCTTCTTCTAGTAAAGACATTTTGTTTGCTAATTCAATGTTCTTAGCTTCAAATTCAGAAATCTTATTTGTAATTTCTTCGTTGTCTCCTAAGTTCACAGTTATCGCAGTTTGTTCAGCAACATCTTCAGAAACCTTTACATCACCTTTTACAGTAGCAACAATTTCCTCAACCTTACTTGTGAACCAATCTTTTAACTCGTTAGTCATTTTTTTGTTATTTATATTAATACTTAATTTATTCTTAATTTCTTCTTGTGTGATGTTCTTAAACTTAGAAACATCATACTTTGCAGCTATTTTAATAGCATCAGAGATAGTGTCTATAAAACCTAATTCAAAAGCCTCTTGAGCATTTAACCAAGTTTCTTCATCCATCATATCCTGTATAGTTTCTTGAGATAAACCTGTCTTACTCTCATAAACCTCTGCTAGTTGTCTTGTGATCTTGTTAAGAACTTCAGCAGTCTTTTGTAAGTCTTTAGACTCACCCATTGCACCACCACTAGCGTTATGTATCATAAATAAAGAGTTTTCTGACATTACAACCTCATCTGCACCAAGAGCAATGATAGTAGCAATACTAGCAGCTATTCCCTCTATGTATACAGTAGTTTTGGCAGTTCTCTTTTTTATTACATTATATATAGCCAAACCATCAAACACATCTCCACCTAAAGAGTTAATGCGTAAGTTGATTGGAGTATCTTTCAAATCCTTAATATCTGATATGAAATTTTGTGCAGTAACACCCCACATACCAATCTCATCAAAGATATAGACATCTGTAGATTTACCTGCTTTATTTTGAATATTATACCATTTCTCGTTCATAGCCACAAAAATACAGGTAAGTGTTTTTTATCTTACCCAATTTACCTACAAAACTTTTAGTATGTGATGTTGCTTGATGGTGTAGCCTTTTTTCTCTCCTTATAGACTATGTTCTGAGCCATACTCTCACTTATATCGTATTTAATGGATAAGTCCATCCAAGTGTGAGTTCTGCTCCCTTCATTTCCAACTAACATCTTATCAAAATCAGCAATAATCATATAGTTCCTAATTCTCTTAGGCTCAATTAATCCTCTTTCTGCTAGATGTCTTATAATATCCTTACAGGTTGGAATATCTCCAAACCTCTTTTCTAGCTCAGTACCAGCAATTTCAATGAAGTCATAGACTACATCTACTTTATTTTGTCTTATTTTTTTTAGGGACATTTTTCTTTTTTGGTGTTTGTTCTGTTTCAATCCACGCATCTACCATAACTGACCAGAACTTACATATAGCAGCTCTACATGAAGTACATTGAATGTCTTGCTTATTAGCTGGGAATAGTAAATGCCACTCTGCAAACATTAAATTTAATGATGTAGAGTGATGAGAAGGATAGTTTTTCTGATGATTAGCGTTAGTGATAACTGCTTCAGTCATCATCTTTCGTTTCTCTTTGCTGTAATTAGCAGCGATTTCTTTGAAATTCATATGTAAAGTTTTACCATTTATTTTCAGGACATTTACCAAAAAACTCTTTTGTTAATGATGTCTTTGCATCTAAGAAACACTTGCATTTAAAACATCTTGCACCTCTACTTATCTTAGGTGTCTTTAACAGTAAAAAGTTTCGGTAGAAAGTACAACTTTTACACGTTTCTAGTCTTTCTAACTTGGTTTTTTTATCAACAAACATTTGTTTATTATTTTAGTTATTAAATTGTTGCCTGAGATTGTATCACGCTTACAGTGTTTTGACTATCTGTAATATCTGCTTCAACTACTACTACCTTGCTTGAATTACCCATTGCACCCATCATTTGATTCTGACCTAAAGCATTGAATTGTTGCTGTGAGAAAGATGGTTGATTAAGTAATCCTCCATCAGCAAACTTAACACCTCCTCCTGCTGCGTTCATTGCAGATAATTGGCTAGAGAACATTGATGTACTTCTTTTGTTTATAACAGCCTCACCACCCTCTAATTCAACTACTCTACCGCCTACTGCAAACTTCTCACCTCCTTGTGCATGAGATTTACCTTGAACCATTCCGCCGTTAGCAAATTCTTCTACAACTCCACCATCACCAAATGAATCTTTTAGTGCTTTAACATTTGCAAATAAAGATATGACAGTTCCTATTGTACTTGCCATTGCAATAAGATTTAAAGGAAATAATAATGTAGATTGGGTTGCTACAGCTTTTGATGCTAAAGATAGTGCTTCTATGTTATTAGCTATTGTTGCTGCTGCAGATAATTGAATACCTACTTTTCTGATAGCCTGCATCTTCTTATCTTCACCTGCAAGGTTGATTAGTTGAGTGCCTAGTTGAGCTACCCCATCTATTTGAGCATCTCTATCTGATTTAACCTTAGCATCTTGGTCTAATTTCTTTTGTGCAGCAGTAGCTTCAGCAGCAGCCTTATCAGAAATCACCTTTAACTCATTAGTAAGTATCTTACCATTAATAACTGAAGTATCTTGTTCGTACTTAATATATAGGTCAAGTTGGTTTTGTAGCCTTTGTTGTTCTGCATCAAAAGCCATTGCATCATAAGTTTCTTGAGTTATTTGTTCATTAATAAGAAGCTCCTTCTGTATATTATTTAACTCCCTAGCCTCTATATCTATTATTGCTTTTTCATCTGCAAATGCTTTATTTCTTACTGCTTTAGCAGCTGTTAATGCCTCAGCATCTTTTTTGTCTTGTATCTTTTTAGCAGAAGCAGTAGTTGTTGCCTTGTTTTCTTTATCAATACCTTCAAACTCAAACAGAATATCCTTTCTTTTTGCTAGACTTTCTTTTAATAATTCTAACTCTTTATTTAATCTTTCTCTTTCTGCATCTAACATACCTACATCAAACATACCACCACCTAATGCTGACTTCTCTTTAAGTAGTTCAAGTTCTTTTTCTCTTATATATATAGCTTGTTCTGTAGCAAAAATACTATCTTTAGTGTTTTTTGTGTTTGCATTTGATAAGTCTAGTGTGGTTTGTAAACTCTCATTCAATCTATCTAACCTTTCTGCACCTGCTTTTGATATTTTAGTGTCTGAAAGTCCTATAAAATCAGAAAACTCCCTCCAACCTCTAGTTCCTGTTAATCCATTTAAAACTAATCCGAATTGGGTTATAGCGTTACCAATAGTAGAACTATAAAGAGCTTTACCGAAATAAAGAACATTCCTACCAGCATCAGCAAGTGCATCAGCATTATCAGTAGCTGCATTTGTTAAGTCGGTTAAATCTTGAGTAACAACCCTTATGGATGGAGATAAATCCTCCCCTACCTCTGTTTTAAGACCATCAACAGCAGATATTAATTTTTTCAAATCACCCTCTAGTGTATTTTCAATAATATCAACCATTTCACCTAATGCACCATTTGCGTGATTAAATTGTGTAGTTAATGCAGAAATATCATCAGCACCTCTAACCATAGTATTAAATGCAGCAACCTGTCTTAAATCCACAAGTTCCATTACCTGCTCATTAGAAAGACCTGCTTTGTTTAAGTCTTGTAATGCTCTATCTAAATCATTTGAACTATTTACTGTATAACCCAAGAATTTAGATAAGTCAGATGATGAGTCTTGCATTTTCAAGAATATGTTTCTTAAAGATGTACCTGCAATAGATGCCTCAATACCTGTATCTGTTAATTTACTCATTACTGCTGCAGTAGCCTCTATGCTTATACCTGCTGCTGCTGCAATAGGTGCTACTTTAGTCATAGAGGTTTGCCACTTCTCAATATCCATAGCAGAACTAGTAAACGACTTAGCCATCACATCTGTAACTCTTTGAGTTTCACTAGCATCTAATCCAAAACCCCTAACTGCTGCACCTGCCACTGTTGCTGCTCTTGCTAAATCTGTATCTGTAGCAGTAGCTAACGCAAGTGTTGCTTCTTGTGCTTTTAATATCTCTCCTGTAGTAAAACCTAACTTTCCATAATTTGCCTGTAATTCTCCTACTTGTGTCGCAGTAAAGAATGTTGTCCTACCTAAATCTTTTGCCGACTGAGTAAGCATCTTAAATTGAGTGTTGTTTGCTCCAGTAATTGCCTTCACTTTAGCCATTTGGAACTCAAACCCTTTAAATGATTTCATAGCAGATGCTACTGCAGAACCTATAGCTTTAAATGCTGCAACTGCAGCTAATGCTCCACCAGCCATCTTAGCCATACCCTTAGTTAATCCCCCAACACTTTTAGTTGCTTTTCCTGTCTTTTTATCTAAGTTATCTAACTGCTTACCACCTTTTACTACTACCTGAACTACTACTTTCTCTGTATTCGTTGCCATTATATATATAATTAATTAAAATGCCTTTTGAACATTTGTTTTTGGATTATTTTTTTTAATTTGTGCTGCTATCATATCTGCTACATCTTTACCTATAGATGGTGCTAACTCTTGTGCTACTTTTGCTGAGTTTTCTTTTGCTGTAATACCTGCAAAGTTTGACCTTGTTAAAGTGTTTCCATGTTCCCAGTAAATATAATTCTGTTTTACATTTGCATAAATTCCTTTTTTTAATCTATTGTAAACTGCTTGTGCAAATTTGCTATCTAACCCCTTTGTGTTCATCCATCTTATTATATTCTGTTTGTTTACAGAAAAAGCAACTTTAGGGTCATTAACTACTCTCCAATAATGCTTACTAGAAGTTACGTCTAATATAAGATTTTTACCTTTACTTATAACACCTGCAAAACTTCTATTTAGTTTACCTGTAGCGTAATACTCTTGCAGTTTTAATTGGGATTTTAATCCCTTAATGAGTAAAGTAGTAACCTTACCTAACATTTTACTCGTATGTTTAAATTTAATCATCTGATAATATTTGGTCTGCTGCTACTCTTAATACTTTATGTGCATTACCCCACATATCAGTAGCATAAACAGGGATTAAATATTCTTGCTTCTCTTGTATTGATATGTTAGCAATAGGTACTACAATGGCTGATGCTGATGATGTTATGTAATATATAACAATAATATCATTTGCTGTATTTGCTGTAAATGTAGATGTAACTATTCCTGTACTGCTATTAGTGATTGGATATGTTATTATTGATGATGAGTTTTCTGTAAAATCCTTCGCATTAGGACTAAATGTTTTTATATATATAGTTCCAGTACTTGCAGATATAAGAGTCTGAACACTTACTTGATATTCCTTCCCTACAATTAATGATAATTTCTGATACATACCAGACTCAGATGGTAAAAGTCCCCCAGACTCCTCTCCAGTAAAAACAAATGCAGAACTTGCATATATTGGTGCTGTTGTAGTTGTGTATGGTGAACCACTAGTATGGAATCTATACCATCTTCCAATTACTGAAGCAGGACTATTAATTAAAGAATCAGTAACTGCATTTGAAGCTGTAGTAGCGTAATCAGTATCTGTACTTATTTTTTGGTAGTACAAAGCATCACCCCAATTCATATGCTCTCCAGTATAGTTTATTATACTAGATAAAGTATCTAATCCACTTTGCTGTGCTATGCCTCTCGCTGTTATTTGCTGCCTGCTAATTGCCATATTATTTATTTAAAGTCCTATGTTTTCATTAGTTTCATTACCACTTCTCTGACTCCAACTAGCAGAACTACCACTGATTCCTAATTGAGGTGCTATTGACAAATTCGAACCTTCTTTTATCCACTCTATTAATTCAACTTTAGTTGGTTCATTTTTATTAGGCTTGTAGTCTACAATTTTATTTACCCTCCAATATACTCCAGCTATGTAGACTAACTTTCTGAAATCTAAATTAACAATATCGGTAATGTTTAAAGACACATATAATGTTCTTAAACTTGGATTAGTTGCCAATGCACCAATCATATTATTGTAGTAGGTATCATACAACCCTTTTCCAACTCCGTATAAAGTGTAAATACCTGTAGCATCATCATAATCTCTTACGTTTACGTTGCCATAAGCTAGATTAGGACTCGTAGTGCTATCTCTATTCACCATTGTTGCTTGTGGATATATGTTTGAAATCAAACCATTTCCTACTGAAAGTGTAGAGTCTGCAGCAATAATTTCTGTAACACCAAGCCAAGTTTGTACATATGCCCTTTTAGGGATTCCAAAAATTAAACCCCCAGAACCTACTGGAGAGTATTTATTCCAATATAATAATCTTGGTAAGAAATCATAACCTTTTTCTGGTCTTGCTACATCATCCGCCTCAACATTCTCTTTCCATAAACAAGCAGAATAAGCAGTATCTAAAGGTGGAAATTTAACTGTATCTTGGTCTTGAGAATTGAAAGTACCTGCAAAGAATGGATTTTCAAATAAACTATCCCCCTTCTTAAAAGTATCAGGAAGTTCAGTTATGTAAGGATATTCATCTTGTATTTTAAGAAAGAACTCCTCACCTCTGTACTTTACTTTATTATCAGCATCATCACTCTTGTATTTAAAAACTAAATTTCTCTTTAAATCACCTCCAAGCCACTTATCACTCGTTTCACTACTTCTATCTAATTTATAAGTCCAATCTAATGCTTCTGAATAAGGCTTGTAGAAGTCATCAAATGGTTCAATATTTATAGTCCTTGTACTTTCGTCAGTAGTCATTTGAAGATTAAATGCGTGAGAAATACCTTTAATAAAATCTATCTGCTTATAATCAGAATTAATAACATCATTTAAGTTGTAAGTCTGACCATATGCAACATTCATTGGGTTCAATTCTAAATTAAAAACCCCCCCAACAGATTTAAAGAAAACGATAAGTCCGAAATTTTGATTTGAATCACTTGATGAATGTAATCTCATACCTAAGGTTAATCTTATCTTATCTCCTTTATTGAAATAACGCTTTAAAGAAATATCACCTAATGCTTTATATTCTGTATTAGCAGATGTTGCTGAATTAACAGTATTAGTATTACCAATATTAGTATGAGATAGTTGGTTTGTTCCAATATCTAAATTCTTCCAAGATGTGGTAGTATTAGTGTTACCAACAGTCAGAACTTGTAAATTAACAGCTGTGTGCATTGAATCAAGAGTTTCTGAATTACCACCTCCCTTAAATCCTAAAGCAAGTCTTGACTGCAGACCACTTAAAGATATTAAATACTCTCCATACTCCCCTATTGTTATATAGTTATCACCTAAATCAACATATGCACTTTCACCTAAACTGAATGTCATATTATCAGCACTCATATCAAATTCTGCTGCACCAAAACCATTAAAATAGTAATTACCCTTATTGATACCATCACCAACAGTTGCATTAGTTTGACTTATAGGATTTCTGGTGAAACTTTGGATTCCATCATCATAAACAGTATCATATCCAGCTCTAGCAGCTATAAGAGCAACTTCATTTTTAAATAAACTTCTAACGGAATAATTAAGAACTCTAGCGTCAGGATTATTGTATTTAAAGTTTGGTAATAACCACACTAACTTTTTAAACATATCCGTTTCCATAAACGTAGAGTTTATCCTGTAATTAATCTTTTCGAATATCTTATCTAGTGTATTCTTTACGAATACTGAGGGTCGCCAATCCGCTACAGGAGGTGGTGTTCCATAAGTATCACCTGATTCTAAAAACCCATAATAACCAAGCATAGAAGAAGATGTACCAACACCTGCATCATAAGCAGTATCTAAAAGCTGTATTGTTCCTGATTCTCCCAGCGCATTATAATCTCCATAAGATGTTATTGGGTATACTATGTAAGATGATTGTGATGTATTGCAATCTTCATCTTGCCAAGTAGTAACAATACTCTCTTTATTATATGTAAGTTCATCACCTCCAATCCCCCACTCTATTTCATTCATCTTTGAATCTTGCATATCACTCGCCCAACTTAGATTGCTTCCAAAAAAAACACAGTTATAATAAGATGGTGTTTCTCCATAACCCCCCACTCCATCTACTTGTATTAATCCTACTAAAGAATAAAGATTGTTAAATATTACCCTACAAGATTTTTTACTAGTTACATTATTGTCAATATATATATTCGGTATGTATATATGTTTGAAGATATTATTATTATTCTTTGTTGCAGGAACTTTAAATGTCTTACTGTAATCTCCACTTGTTGATGTCAAATCCTTGAAGTCTGAAATCTGAAATGTCATTGCTAGAGGAAATTCAGAATTATCCGTAACATCTAACTCCCCTACTACACTGTTATCCCAATCTATAACATTTGCCTCTGTTATTACTATGTTTGATATAGTACCACTATTGTTATCCTGACCATATAAGTCAGGAAAACTTGTTCCTGTAGCAACAAAAGTAAGAGAAAAAGCACCATTAACATCAGAACGTGCTGCTGTTGATACTCCACTAGATGATGAAAAACCCATAGTAGACACACCAGTCTTATTAGTGATACTAAATGATAGATTATAAGTTCTTCCTATTATTAAAGATGAAGATGATATATCACTTAAATGTGTAGTACCAGTACCACTCCCATCCCAACTAGCACTTGTTGGTGAGTTTACTGTCCATCCAGAAACAGATGAAGCCTGATTAACATCAACTAAATTAATTCCTGTACTATACTTGTAATCTAGTATCTCAATTTTTACTGACATATATTAGTTTCTTTGTGTTTGAACTTTATGAGCTAAAGTGTACTCTATGTTAAACTTAACTAAACCATTTTCTTGATTAACAGTTTCAATATCACTATTTGTTATTATAACAGGTATGTATTCTTTTGTTGATGGTCTTAAATATGGATTTGAAGCATTACCTTTGCTAGTAGCGTCTGTGTCCATCTCTATCCATACATTAGGAGATAAAAGAATTTCCTCTAACCATTTAGCTACAGATTTATTTAATGGCTCAGTGTATACACTTTGTACTCTATCAGCATTTAAACTAGAAACCTCTCTACCTCCTTTATATATATCCCCACCCCTCATAGTGTCAGAAATATAAGCATTATTACCTTCTGTAGAATTTGCAACTATTGATTCAGTACTATTAGTAGCCCAAGAATTAGCTTGATACCAAGTCCTATCACCACTCTTTCTCTCAACTACACTTCTATTTATAGTCAATCCCTCAACTACATCTCTTTTTGCAGTATAGCTGTCAATACCTCCTAATGAATTCAACCAATGAAATCTAACAAATCCATAAGGTATATTCTCGCTCTCTCTATCTATAGTGTATTTATAAATCTTAGTAGACCTTCCTTCAAGTACAGCAGGGTCGCCTGCACTAAACATACTTCTTCTAATTAAATAAGCCTCGTAATAAATAGTATTATTTGTTATTGTAGTTCCAGTATAAGCGTCCCAATATGGATAATTACCTCCACCAGCATCCCTGTCATTATCTACTATATAAACATTACCACTATTTATGATATAGTCAGGTGATATATTTTGAACAAACATTTGATTTTGGATGTTTTCTTGATATGTATATGTATTGCTTATTGTAGTAAGTATATTATCTTCAAAATCTCTTAAATAAAAAGTATTTTCTACTCCATCCGCATCATAAGTAACTATTTTAATTGCTGTAGCACCAACAGCATCTCCATCTGTACCTGAAGGGTCTCTAATGCCATCATAGTTATTTTCTCTTATATAAAATTGCAACCATTCTGCTTGTTCACCTATCCTTACAGGTTTTTTGAAATCTGGAACAACACCACCTCCACTCCAATTAGGACATCTTGTTAGGAATCTATATTTATTGTTAGAACTAGAGCCTATGCTATATGAGGTGTTATAATAAACTAAATCTTTCTCAAATTGATTTACTGAGTTTATCATACTGGTGATTGAATTTGCATTAAGAACAAAGTCAGAACTACCATCAGTAGCAGTAACTACATCTTTATCACTATTAAGCACATTGAAAGTTGCAGAAACTTTAACCCTTCTAAATGTTCCATTATCAGAAACATTATATTGACTTATAGCAGTCCCTGTAGGTGCTGAACCACCAATAACATTATCTTGCATTGTAAGACCACCATTCATACCTCCATAATAATTACTCTGCCAAGTTCCTTTATTTATAGGACATAAACTATATGATAGTTGGTCAGAAACTAATTGACTTATATCTATAGTAAATCTATGAAGGTCAGGAACATCCCCATTATTATACTGCCTATTGGTAATATCTCTTGACTTTTTAATAGTTCCAAGAGTATTCCAATTTATATCGTCAACACTTGCTTCTACCTTGAACACAACGTTAACAATATCCCCCTCCGAACTAGCTTCAATTTCTTCGTTTATAGAAGTCCCATTAGACCATTGAACTTGGTATCTTAATTGGTCATTTGCACTTTTAAGGTAATTACGTCTATAATCCCAACTCATTGTAGCTAAATTACTACCACTAGTACCAAACGGAGTTATACCCCAACTCACCGAACCACTTATCGCTGTCATATCTTAGTATATTTTATATTTTAAATTTAGATAACCTTTAATATCTGATTTTTCACTAGTACTTAACTCTCTATTGTAAACTATAATCTCCTCAATATCTGTATTTGAGAAATCAATATCTTCTCTAATACCGATATTAAATGTAGCTGAATCAAATGTTATAGATTCATCCCATCCTGATACTACACTAGAAGAATTAATACCTGTATTCACACTAGTAGTTAATCTTCCTGAAGTACCATCAAAGCTAGTTGCTAAGATAGCATACTCACTAGAAACTTCTGAGTCATAAAAAGCAAAGGAAGCTCCATTTGTAATATATGATGAGTGTCTATTACCATTAAATCCAACATTTAATTCAATGCTCCCACTTTTATAATTAAATACACTAAGCCTATCAGTACTGAATTTATTTTGTTTTGCAACTGTGAATATTGTATAGAAACCAGAAGATATAGGACAATTAATATTAGATAACATTGCGTTCTTAATTCCATCAAAACCGATATATGCTTTATCGTTAGCTCCATCATATCCATTCCTTAATGGTTGACTATCTTTATTTGATGCACCTACATCATTGTTATTACCTGAGCCATCAGCCCAAGCACTCACTCTTTTTGTTGGTATATCAAATGTTACTCCACTATCTGCTCTTAACCATACTACTAAATCTGCAAAGTCTGATGGGTAGTTAGATACAGGTCGGAAACACATAGTAAATGCACTCATTGTGAATACTAACTTGATTTGAACTAGCTTATCGTTCTGAGTGTCTTTAATTCTTTCAATCTCAATACTCTCATCATTAAGGTAAGCCTCTACAGTTACATCTTGGTATTTTTTAAGAACCATATCCAACCATTCGTTGGACAAATCCTGTAAGTTATCCCATCTCTTTTGTAGTGTTACTGCTGATTGAGCTGCTTGAGAGTATAAGTTATAAAAGTTTATTTCAAATGAATACTCCTCTCTGCCATCATATATGACTGGCATTATTGATTCTGGTGGTGTAACTAGCATTAATGGGTACTTAGTGTCGTGGTCTTGATTAACCTCTCCATTATAGCCAAACTTTACATCTCCATATGTCCATTTGCTGTCAAATACAGTTATTATATCTGTTAGTCTTGTTATTGCCATATTATTGTGCTATATTATTTTTATTATGTATCTTTTCTTGTACAGCAATTTCATAGTCGTTCTTAGCAGTATTGTAGCTCAAGTAAGTTAACACTTTATATAAATTTGTTTCTTTCACGCTATCAATGTCATTATAACCTTCTATTCTAAATATTCCCTTCTCTGCTACCATATACAGGCTGTTAAGCCATCCATATGGTTTTATGAACCTGTTATAGAGTCCAACTGTAGAAACTTTACCTTTTCCACTTCCACCTCCTCCTCTGTTTTCCCCAAAAACATTTGGAAAGTCCGAGTTAATTTTACGCTTTGCATTGTCAAAAAAAAACTGAACTCCCAAACGAAATCCATACTTAACTCTTTAAACTTCTCAGTCTT